ATTTTTACAGTGTGTATGACAGCTTCTGCATCATCAATAGATGTTGCAGTATATGGTACAACTAATTCATCTGCTGGTACAAACTTAGATACCACTCTTCCAAGTGGCACATCGTAGTAAACTTTTTTAAATGTGGATCCTGCAAGTGGTAAATGAAATAACATAGAATCAAACTCAGATTCATACTCTTGCATTTGATCCATAATTAAATAATTCATAAAATCTTTAACACGGACAGCTTGTTGTTCTGTTGCAGGATTTTTAATTCCTATAACCTGTGTTCTTACTGGCCCATCTGCTGGTAATAATTCTTTGTATGCTTGCGCTTGAAACTGTGTGACTGCTTCTGCTAATACTGGGTGTGTGGCACCACTAGCTCCTTGAAATGGTTCTGTTCTGTTTTCGTATTTGAATCCTAAAAGATCTAGACCTTCTGTGTATCCTCTCTCCCAATCTTTTCTTGATGCTTTGTAGTCCATATAGTTTTGAACCATTTCATTTCCAATGGGTTCTAAAACATCGTCTGGTAAGATATCTGCTAAATTGTCAAAGTGATTTTCTGTGCCCGGTATATTTATAGCTCCCGGTTCAAAGTCGATTGTTGCACCACCATCTTCTTCAGGTACAACTTCAATAGGTCCTTTTAATTCTTTTGGTTCCTGAACAGTAACTTCTTGTAGCTCCTCTTCTGAAGGAACTTCAATTTTAGTTCTAGTATTCGGGAGTCCTTTTTCTATATCTGCCATTTATACTCCTATAAGTTCTTAACACGTTTCATTAGACCTTGCAACCCTTGTGAGTTTGGTCCTGACTCTGGCGGAGGTCCTTGATCCACACCAGCCATTTTAGCGATACCGCCACCTGCTAGTGGCTGACCAAAAAAAGTGCCTTGTGTGCCAAATACCTGTTCTCTTGGAAAACTTAATAAAGATCTTGCTTTCATATCAGCAATTTCTTTATCTCTATCTGCCATAAGTTGTTTTGAAGAAGGGAGATCATATCCTTCATCTATAAGTTGTCTTCTTCTGTTTATTATATCAGTGTCTGTCATTTTCATAAAATCAGTTTGCATTGGTGGAAACATGTTTAAATTTAACTCCATTTGTGTTTTTTCTGGAGTTGCTATGTCACTTAAAAAAGGATCCTCTTTAACTCCTTCTATGTTTCTTGCAAATAATTGTAATCTTGCAAGTGGTGATTTTGCTTTTGATATATCATAAGCTTCTTCTAAAGCTCTATCGGCTGCAACGGTCTCTGCCTCAGAAACCATAAATTTATTTTGTAAATCGTTTTTTGCTTGATTAAGACTCATGTTTATATTTTTAACATCTTGACTTAAATCACCAATATAATCAAACTCACCTACATTAGATAAATTTTCAAGGTTTTGTTTTTGTGATTGTAAATTATCTATTTTTGCTATTTGATTTCTATAATCAAATACTCTACCAACATTTGTTGAGGCAGCACCTCCAAGTGTTCTTTGCACTTTTAATTTATCTGCCTCTTGCGTTAGATCGCCAGGTATAAAAAAATCAGCTGCTCGTAAACCAGCTTCTTTAAAAGTATCCCCATAACCCACTCTAACTAAAGTATCTGCACCAACAAACAAGGCTTCTGGCACAATACCAAACTTTAAAAGATTTTTTCCTATCACAGCAGAGCCTTTGACAGCGTTTAAAAGTTTAGTGTAGTTTCTAGCCTCTGCAGGGGTTGCGTTTTTAAAACCAGAATTAATTCTATTTGTTGCATTTTTAAAACACACATCAACGTTTGGAGTTCCATCTTGCAAACCAATTCTACCACCTTGGTATTTTCTTATTCTACCACAGTTGCCACCACCTAATGTGGCTACAATATTTTTAAATTGTTTTTCATCTAACGAAGAAATTTTTTGTGTTACATCACCTATAATTCTATTTAATTGTTTTCTAGGATCTTGAAAACCTTTACCATAGGTTTTACCGTCAACAGTAATTTTAACTCCAGCTTTTTCTAAATCACCAACTCTCGATAAATCTCCCTTTTTGATTTGTTGTGTAACTGTATTTGCTAAAGTATTTAAATCTTGTCTAAGTAATTGTAAATTTTTTGATTCTGCCGGTGCTCCCATGTCAGATATATTTTTTAAATGATGTTTTTCAATTGCATTTCTTATTACATCTGCTCCCTTTTTTTTATAAAGATAGTTGACTAAATCAGAAAATTTTACAGATTCAAAACCCTCTGGAAATAATGCTATTAATGATTTTGTATTTTTATAACCACTTAAATCTTTTAAAGGTAGTTTTGCTTCATTAGCTACATCAACAAATTTTTGAATTTTGTTGAATTCAGGATGTGAATTAATTAATTTACCTTTTTTTGCACCATCAATATCAGCAACAGTTTTATTCGCATAATACAGTTTACCTTTTTCATACATTCCAATAACTTTATTATTTTTGTTATATTTAGGTTTATAGTCAGTGTTACCGTGTTCCCATGCTCTATACATTTGTTGTGTCATCCAAGCCCCTGGTTTGTCTATTGAAAATCCAAACAAAAAAGGTTTAGGATCAGCAACAAAATTTTTTACTTTCATCGCTATTTTTCTATTTTCACTAGCTTTAAAAGTTTGAGGAACACCATATTTATATTTTTTAAAATCCCAGTCTGTAATTTCTGAGAATTTTTGTTTTATTTGATCTTGTACTTTTAGTGGTAATGATTTAAATCTAGGTTTGTATCCTCTATTAATAAATCGTTTTACCTGCGCATATTTTGTTTGATCTAGTTCTGCATTAAAACCAAATTTGCCTTTTGAAAAATCTGCATCAGGAAACTCTGCTAATATTTTATTTTGTTGTATAGTTGTTAATGGAGTATATTGAGTTTTCTTTTTTATTTTTGATCCTGCTACAGAGGAATATTGTAGAGCACCCATCACACTTTTGGCTTTTGCAGGTTCTTTTTTTAAAAGTTCAGCATAAGAACTATATTCTGGATATTTTATTCTAGTGACTCTGTTTCTTTCAGCCATTGAAAATTTACCAGAACCAACCTCTTTAGCAGAACTTTTTGGTGGTTTATCCATATACACTGTTTCTACTTTTTTAGTTTTTTGATTATAATAATTTTTTGGATATTTAAATTTTTTAGTTTTGACTGTGCTTGTTGCGTACCCTTGTCTTGATCCATCAGCACTTGGTTGCACTAACATACCACCATCATCAAACCCGATCCGTCCACCATCGGCTTGATTAAATCTTTTGTTTGCATCTTCAAACATTTCTCTGTCTAATGCAGATTGTGGTCTTTTTATATCACTCGCCTTAACTACAACATCAGGGTCGTCATACTTTTCTTGTAGCTTTAATATTGATTCCAGTAGATCCATGTTATTCTCCTAACATTCTTGCGATACCGCCTGATGCAAAGTCATCATCAGGTGTGTCAGGAAAAGCCTCACCTTGTCTTGCGATAATTGCATCTGATTGAGCTTCAGGATCGTTTGTTATTCTTTGAGCTTTTTTTCTTCGTTTGATATTTTGCACGAGTTCTTTCATTGATGGTTTTTGACCTGTCGCATATTCTTTTAGTTTTGATACGTCTGAATCAAGATCTCTGATACTCGTACCACCGACCTCGTCGAGCTCTATATCATAATCATCAGGACCTACTTGTCTGCCAACCGGGCCTGACTCTGCTGTCGTGAACTCTGCTTTAGGATTTGGAACAATTTCATCAGGTAATGGTTTTTTGTATTGTAATTGAACCGTTTCACCAAATACATTAGCATCACTTTGAAGCTCAACTCTTACAGCACCTTCGTCTAAATCTTGTGTTACTATTACAAAATTATCTTCATCTATTTTTGTTGCGTGTACAATTTCTCTTTCTTTAGTTGCAAATTGTTTAGTCATGTCATCACCCTCTATAATAACTTTGTTAACTAACTGATCAAACCATTCTGGTTTACCTGCAACATTTTCTGTTTTAATAACAGGAACGTTTTTAACACCTTTAGCTAGTTTTAAAGGCGCAAAAACTTTACCTATGATTGGTAAAGATACAAGACCACTAAATATTTTTAAGAAAGTTCTTCTGCTCATACCGTCTTTAAAACCAATACGTCCACCGTCAGCATTTAGATCTCTTGCCTTCTTACCACCAGTCTCCATATTCTTTAATATGTTTTCTAATTCTAGGATTCCCTCATCTGTAAGTTTTGGTGTATCGAATTTACCAGCTGCACCTTCTGCCATTTTAGCAAGAGTGTTAGCCATGTCCTCTGCTGTTTGTCTGTCAATACCTCTCCTCATCATCTCTTCTATCATTTCTTTTTTTCTCTCCATGGTGCCGATATCTGCTTTTCTTATATTTTTAGCAGCACCTAAAATTTCCTCTACCATCATAGTTCTGTTTTTAGCCACGTCAGCTTGCATGTTTTTAATTAAATCTGGTGCACCAATACCTTTTTGAATATTAAACTTTCTATAGATATTCGGATCTTCTAGTAATTTATTAAATTGTTTTGGATTTACTAATCTTAATATTTCTGAACCTGAACGTTCTTTGTCTTTACCCTTACTAAAAAGTTTTACCATCTCTCTTAATGTTGAAAGACCTTTTGGAAATTTACTCCCCATAAAGAAACCAATACGTCCACCGTCTGCTTTCGGTTCACCTCTTGGATGTTTACCTGTTTTTTGTATCTCTAATATCTCATCGAATGTCTCGTCACCATAAAGTTTTACACCAAGTTGATCTTCTATGATCTTGTATGATTTTTTGGCACCCGGTGATTTTAATGCATCGACCATCTCCTGACCTTTGCCTGGTCCTTTGGCTGCATCGTAAGTCTCTCTGATTTTTTTACCAAACTCTGGTGAATCTTTGATCTGTTTGCCACCCATGATACCTTTCGATGTATCAATAACATTACCTTCCATGTCAACAACCTTGTTCATGTCTTTAAATCTTTGAACTGCTTCTTGTTGGATTTTTAATTTTTCTAAATTATCTGGCTGTCTACCTGTAGCTTTGATAAAACCTTTTGTTAACTGTTCTACCATTTCCATTAATGCCATGCCAAATCTAATCATTAATAATAATTCCTTTTAGGTTTCTCTGCCTTTTCGTCTACATAGTCTTCAGGGTGACCGATCAGACCGCCCTGTCTGAATCGCATAATCGCTTGTGTTGTAGAATCCACAAGGTCATCATGATCGCCAAATGGGAATGCCGCACACTCCTCAATGACTTCCTCAGCAAATTTTTGCTCAGGAGCCCATATCATACCAGATTCGAACAAAGGTGCAAC